TCAAAGATACAAGGCCGCACGAAACCCGCAGTGATGAGGCGAGGACGCGCGCGAATGGCTCAAAAGCAGCGCCCAAACACCGGCGGGCGCGCTGTTGTTCCAGGTGCCGCCAGCAAGGGGGAGCATCGACGCCGTTGAGTAGTCGTTTATGCGATCATTGCCGAAAGCATTAGTGCCGCCGGCATCGACAGGGATGCCGGCACCGGTCATTTGCCATAGCGTGCCGCTTGTTGCCTCGGAGAATGTTTTAGACACGCTGCCAACATCAATTCCGCGATCAGAAAAGTCTAGCGCCGTGCTTGTAAATGAGTTCATTACGCCAAGGTCGTCGTAGAGCGCAGCCAAGCCCGTTGCGCCCCACAGATCAGTAGCCAAGCTAGTGCCGCTGGTAACGTTTGCCATAGCAGTATCTGTACTGAGCACATAAAACTTGCCGACAGACGGGTCGTTGTCGTCCATCGTTAAGCCTGGGCATACCTCCCACATGCAGCCGTTTAGATCCACTACACCGCAGTTTTGGCCGTTATGCGCCGTTTTAGCTAAAAAATTAGCACTACCCGTTAAACATGCGTTGTCGTAACCGCTAGTCGTAAAGCTCAGCGTGTTGTCGTTGGTATCACCCAGCGCATTGTTGTTGCAGCCCTTGGGGAAGTTGGTAATGCCTGCGGCGTCGTACCATGCGCAGTAAGTGGGGCTACTTGACGCTATCCCGTGGGCGTAGCTGAGTAATGCCATTGCTTTAAAAATAAATATGGACTGACAGAAAAAGCCCGTGCCGCGCAAACTTGCCGCCGTGATAAACGAGGCATTTATATTGCTAGAAACGCCATCTAAATCAGCCACTGGGCTATTACTAGCGCTTGACGAGATTGGTACGCCGTTGCGCAAACTGCTCGCCACACCCGAGTTGTTAGAGCAAAGATATTTGTCTACAAAAAAACCTTGCTTTATTTGCCCGCCGTCATAAAAGGCGCGGTGCAGGGCGTAGCCAGCCGCATTGGCTGCAGTTACTGTTGTATAGGCATCTATATTTTTTATGTCGCAGGCGTTGATTGCTAGCCCATTGGCGCCGGTGCCGTATTTGTAATAAAACGCAGGCACCCACACCATGATTGAGCCGTCTGAATACTGGTAGTTGCCGTAGTTATCGCTAAGCACGTCGGCGTAGCCGGTCATTTCTGTCATGCCACTGGGCAGCTCAGGTGCAATACCAAGGCCGAAGCCCGCCTGCCCTGGTATACCTATGTCGTTAATGCCGCCGGTGCCAGTGCTACCCACACGAATACCGCCGGGGAAATAAACCGGCGCACCCTCTTTACCTACGATCTCGCTTACGATTAATTGACTCATACTATGCTCCAAGTGGCACTTTGCCCGATTGTGATTGTGACGTTGTCGCCTATGGCGATTGGCCCAGCAGACAGCCCGTTGTGGCCTGTTGCTATGCCAACGCTTTCTAAAATTGTGCGTGGGTTTATTCTTATCGCTGCGTTTGGTGTGGTGCTTGCTGCCAAGCCAGCCCAGTATTCTGAGTTGGTGGCTGCCTGTTCTGAGCGATCAGCCTGCAATGTTGCGGCTGTAACTTGCGCTGTAGCGGCAACAACCGATGCGGCCGCTTGGTTTTTGTAGTCTAGTGCGGCGGCCTCGCTGTTTTCTGCTGAGTTTTTATAGCCCAGCACGGTGAGCGCGGTGGTTTTTACCCAGCTGGCAACAGCGACGATTTGCGCCAGCGCCGGTACAAACCGCGTGCGGTGGCCGTCTTGCGCTAAGCCGGTGGAAGCATTGCCGTCGTCGGTAACGGTGCTGCCGTCGCCGCCTATGTCTTCGTTAAATGTGACTGAGGCCATTTATAAAATCTCCTTTAGTGCTAGCGCGTGAGCGTGCCGCGCTGCGTCTGGGTGCACCACAGGGTCTATTTGTGATGGTCTAGCTAACATGGTGCGTTGTGGGTAAGTAGAGTCGATATTAATCTGATGAAAAAACAGCATCTCGCCACTAACGCCCAAATCACGGCGCATTCTAAACATGCGCGAAAACGCCTCTGTTTCTGACAAAAAATCAAAAGCCATTGTCACTTCGCGCTTTTGGGGTTTGTCTTCAAAATATTCGGTGCTGTCTAACGCCTCGTCTATGGCGGTTGGGTCGCTAAATGTCCATTGCACGCCGTAGCTTATGTTGTATTCCGGCTGGAATACCTCGCTTAAAAAGCCGCGCCCTATGGCCACAAAGCTGTCTTCGTTGTTTTCGTCAATGATGTCGATCACGATTTTTTTGGCGTACCAGTTTTTATCTGCTAGCCAAATCGCTTGCGGGGTAAAGCGTGAGCGGTCTTCGTCTGCCGGCACACCAGACCAAAACGAAGGGCTCTCCCACGGCAGTTCTAAACTTGAGTACACGGCCTGCCACACGTTAATTGTGGTCGAATCTTCTAGCAGCCCGTCAGCGTCGTCGTAAATCCTGATGCGCCACGTTGCGTCTGCAGATAAGTTATGCCCAAATAAGCCCACCACGCCCACTGGCTTACTTTCTGTCAGCGTGGCGGTAAATTGGTGTGTTAAATCTGTAGCGATGGCGCGGTCTTTTAATACCCGCGACTGCAGTTTAGTTAGTGGCCGTGTGTACGTGTCGCTGCTTGTTAATGTGCAGGCGTCTATTAAGTTGGGCCAACACATTGCAATTTTATTTTGCGCAAATGCCATTTATTAACCCCATAAATTTAAGTAAGTGCGGTTTGCTGTTGCGTCTAAACGCCAGCCCAGCAAAACAAATGTGCGCGGGTAGCCTAGGCGCAGCGTGTTTATAGTGACGCTGGCACCCACAAACAACGCGCTTACATCCAAGTCTTTTACGCCGCACTCCACTACGTCTCGACGTATTTTTAGCAGCGGCAACACATCATCAGCCACGGCTTGCGCGTCGCTTATGTCGCGCAATGGGCTGTTAATAATTAATTCAGTTGAGAGGGGATGCCGCGTTTTAATTGCTGCATCAGTCGCCACCGCGCTGCGATATTCGCTGGCGTAACGCGCAGGGTTTACCGCAGCTGATGCCAAGTCAGCTTGCACCGTAGCCACCGCATCTGCTTGCACAGTGACTTTGTAAATCGGCAAGCCATTGCCGCCTGAGCCAACGGCAGATCTGTCTAGGCTGGCGATTTGCCAGTCTTCAACAGTGATGTCTGCCGTGCTGGGTGCGGCCAGCGGCACAACGCGAATTACCCCCGCCGCATTTAATGCAAAGTAACAACCGCCGCCATGCGCGATGCTTTCTAGCGCTGCTTTGTGGGTAGTGTCTGATGTGACGTACAGGCCCACATCGCCAATAGCATTAAGCGCAGTAATGTCGCTGCCGTTGGTGCTAAAGCCTGCCAATGTTGCAAGCTCGTCAAACACGTCGCCCGCGCCAATGTCATCACGGGCCGCGTCACAGGTTATTGATTGGGCGGCAGAGCCTAAACTTATATAGCCCTCAAACGTGCGCCAATAGCCCGCCGCCGGTGCCGTGGTGAGCAAGTCAGTTAAGTCGGTAGCGGTGCTCTCAAACGTGAGCGCCACGCCACGGTCGCGCACAGCCGTTACGGTAACGTCGCTGCCATCGTGTATTTGGTAAATCAGTTTTGAGGTGTTGACTAGCACCGGCGTGGCATTGACCACGCTGCCAAATACCAGCGGTTTGCGAGTGCCGCCTATGTCGTCTGCGGTGCCCTCTACGCCGGCAGGCAATACGTTGTCACCCGCAAACACATCGCTCGCAATGGCGTCATCTAACGCGGCAAGTGGGTCGCGCAATGTAAAAATCACACGGCTACCGCTAAACGTCATGCGCTCTACTGTGGCGCTTAAAAACGTGGTCGGCGTGCCGTTATTGATTTGGCGCACGGTCATCGCCCTGCCATCTACTGCGTAGTCCGCAAGGTAGTCTAAGCCACCGTCGGTGTTTAACAGCTCAACTTGCCCAACACTAGACCGGCCCCCGCCAGGCAACAGCGGCCCAGTGTTTGCCCGCACCTGAAAAAGCGCCGGCTGAATAAGGCGCAGGTCGTAATAGTAATGTTCGGTGGGGCTGTCTATCTGCGTGTAATCGCCGCTTGCAAAGCGCAAGGTTTCAGCCGAGCCGGTGCCGTCTAGTGCAGCAATGTCTACAGCCCAAATCATGATCTTAATAGCTCTGCGGTTTTGATCGCTGACTCTAAATTCGCAACGCGATTATTGATCGATTTAAGCTGATCAATAGATTGCTTGCTGCCAGCGGCACCTATATGGGTCTGGTGATTTATGTCTTTATTTTGCTGCGTCATCAGCGTGTTGAGGTCTTTGCGCAGCGTGCGCAGCTCAGCAACAAGCTCTGCATTGTTATTGGCTAAGCGCGGCATACTCACCGGCGCAACCGGCACCGAGCCGGCATTGATATTGTCTAAAAACCCTACGCCAAGGTTTTTAACTGCCGACGCTTTAACAACGTATTCTCCGTTGGACAACATCGCGCTAATGCTATCGCTAGTGCCGGTGCCAGCGCCGCTTACGTAGCCGCCGTCGGCAAATCTTGCATAGCTGCTGCCTGACTGATTTTTAGAGGTGACAGTTAGCGCCTTGCTGCCCAACCCAAAGTTCACAAACAGGGTATACATATCTCTTGTATATATTCTTATATAATCTAAGTAATACGCCATTGAAGTGCTGAGGCTTGTAAGAGAGTTAAGCAAATCGCTCATTGTCGCATCAGTGCGCAGCAACACATCAGCATCTACATTGACGTTTGAGCTGCCATTAAGCGTATTTAAAATAGCTCGCTGGTCAGTGTTTAAGTTGCCGCCAGAGGCTTGTATCGTTTTATAAATAGTGCTGCTGTATGCGCTTGCAATCGCGGCCGCCTGCTCGTTATAGCCGCCCGCCTTAAGCGCCTGAATAGATTTTGTGATAGTGCCGGATTGCGCAAATGCAAGATTAAGCGCTTGCTGATTTGCACCGCTGGCAAGCGTGGCATTTACGGTTGCGCTTATTGAGTTCTCTGCCAGCATGGCGAGTTCTAGCGCATTTTGATCATAGCCGCTTGCTAACAACGCATTAACCGTAGCGCTTACTACGTTGCTGCTCTTTAGCGCAAGCATTACCGCGTCGTAATCTGCACCCGCTGCCATCTCTGCATTAATAGTACGCAGCAGGCCGCTGCTTTGCGTTAATGCCAGCTCTTTTAAGTCTGACGGCAGCGTAGCGCCAACCACATAATTTGCAGTTTTAGTCAGCACGCTGGTGGTGCTTAGCGCAAGCAGTTTGGCGTCTGGCGGTAAGTCGGTGCCCACCAGATAGTCCAGTGTTTTTGTAAACGTGCTGGCGCTGCTTAATGCCAGCGTTTTTAAATCGTCTGGGAAGTCGTCGGTATCCGTAACGTATTTAATGAGCTTTTCAATCTCAGACGTTGACGATGTTGTTAGCTCTACTGTGAGCGACTCGCCGAGCTGATCCAGTGCTGCAAGTTGCTCTTCTAGCAGCCGAATTTGCTGCTGCTCAAAAGTCTCTATATTTATGGAGCTTGCAACATTCGCCAGGGTTGCTTTTACCTCATTAAACACAGATTGGAATTGCGCACCACTTGCATAAGCAGACTCACTCAAGCTCAAGGCGGTACTAGCCGCGCTGGTAAGCTGCTGTGCGGCATCTACGTCGCCGCCCAATGCAGACTGGGCCAAATTTCTAAACTGCTGCACCGCCGTAGAGGCTTGATCTAGCGGTGTGCCGTTATAGTCGCTGACTGCTAGACCATCTAAGTATTGCTGTATGCCTTGCGACACACTTCTAAGCTGCTCAAACGAGCGCGCCAGTTCTGCATTTGCCGCCTGTTGATCTCTAACGGCATTAATCTGGTCGTATAAAGATCGGTTACTGGCATCAAGCGCTTCGCGCTCTCGGCGGCGCAGCTCATCAGTGTCACCAAGCAATTGCAGCAACTGCACTTCTAAATTTGCACGCTCGTTTGCTATTGCAGAGGCAGACTTAAGCGCAGGCGACAAAGCCAAAATAGCATCCGTAAACGGCTCTAGCCCTGATTTTTGTACGTCGGTTAAGCCGTTGAATAATTGCGCCAACGCAGACACGCCCGACTGCGCCGCTGTTTCAACAACGTCTAAATTATGGCCGACGGCGGCGAGTGCTTCGCGCAGTTCTTTGCGGCCATCATTAAGACCTAGGGCGGTGTCAAAGTCGTAAGCGGACTTGGTGTAGTCTTCTAATTTGCTGTAGTAGTCGTCGAGCAAATCGCTGGCAGATGTAATTGCTGTAAAGGCATCTGCATCAAGCGTAGCCACCAATTGCTTTAACGCATCAGTTGTAGGCGGGACCGCCAAGCCAAGCCGATCAAACATGGCCGCCACATAACCTTGTGTTTGCCCGAATTTTTCCGCGTCGGTTAAAACTAGTTCGGTAAAGTTCCGCATGTTTTCAGCGTAATTTTCTATGCCGCCCGCTGCGGTAGCAAGATCGTCAGCTAGAACGAGCACACCCTCATTCGATAGATTAACAATTGATACACCAAGGGCGTCGTTGGTATCGCGGAATATTGCAACTTGTGTAGCTACGCGAGTGAGAGTTTCAAACAGACCCTCACCAACATTTTGAAAATTAATTAATGACGGAATTACCGAAGACGCAACATCATCAGCAAAAGCACTCAGTACCGCGCCAATCTCCTTTTGCGCATCCTCAGCAGATAAACCCTTGGTTGATATGCTCAGGCCTGCAAATGTACTTAATCCTGAGGTATCACCAACACCAAGCATCTCGATGGCTGAAAATACCGACTCGTAGACACTACCAATAACCTGACCGAACTGACCTGCTATTTCATCACCTAACGACTCAGTTATAGTGCTGTAGCTAGTCTTAGTACCACTGCCAAGCTTACGCTTCTTAGTGCGGATTTTTGCATAAGCGAGCGCATCAACAATGCCGCCATCTATTATGTCGGCTATGTCACCGCCAAGTATCTGCAAGCCTTCATCAACTTTCTTAGAGCTTTTGGAGCTAATTGCACCACCAACACTACCTACAATCCCGCCTAACAACTTATCTAAGTCATCTGCAAAGCCCAACGTCACAACATCGAGCGCATCCATAATAGTGTCGTCAACAAGGCTGCCAGCGCCACCTAAAGCAGAGCCAGTGCCGGCATCAATCAAGCCTCCGCTAAAATCTAGCTGGCGACCTAGGAGATTTCCCAGTCCAGCAATATTGGCATTAAGCGCGCGCAGCTCAGATAGCATTCCAGAACTTACTTGTAGACCGTCTGATAAGTGCTGCTCCATTAGATCTAAGGCTTTAAATGCGCTATCAGACTTGGCTGAACTATCACCCAATACAGTACCAGTGCCTTGGGTTTGCTGTGCTTGCTGTGATGCAGACAAGCCGCCAGAGCCGCCCCCTCCACCAACGAGAACGCCAATAGCGGCGAGCGCAGCAATAGTGGCCGCCAAAGCACCAAGATTTGCGGGGAAAGGCGTGCCCACCATAGACGACGCAGCCGCAGCCGCACCAGCCGCAGTTGCTTTTGCACCCTCGGCAGCAACTGTAGGCGCCACGCTTGCAACCGTGGCGGCGGTAGATGCTTCAACAGTAAATAGCTTGGCCGCTAGCGCCTTGCCCGCCATGGCAATCTCAAACAGCCTAAACGTCTGTTCGGCTTTTTGTAGCGCTTCGTAGCCGCTGCTGCCTTCGTCAAAAAACTGCTTACTGGCAGCGGCCATGTCGCCATAGAGGCCGATTTGTGCAGACTGGTATAGCTCAGCCGCTTTTGCTTTTTCAGCCTCTGTCGCGCTGGCATCTAGCTGGGCAGCGTTGTATTGCTCTTGCACATCTAACAGTTCGCTAAAGCCGTCGATAAAGCTAGATAGTGCCTTGCTGCCTTGGTTAAAACCTTCTGCAAGGCCATCGCCAAAACTGCCATTTAGAAATTTATCCATTGCGCCGGCGGCGTCTTTGGCGGCGTCGGCAGCGGCTTTGTCGGCTTCGGTTTTTTCTTTAATTGCTTCGGCAAGATCATACTGCGCGCCCATAAGGGCTTTGTATTTTTCCAGTTCAGCGGGGAGTAGTTTTTGGGCAGACTCAGAGCGTAACGCCGCTTCTATAAATTTTTCGCGGTTAAAGGCGGCAAGCGCTTCTGCTCCTTCATAAGTTGCAGTGAGCTCGCGCGACAGTAAGCCTACTTGGTATTCTGCGTCGCCGAACAAATCTGCCTTTTGCGCAGCTAATTTTTCCGCTTCGTTACGCCGCTTTTGTTCTGCAGCTGTGAGGATCTCAGCTGCGCCGGCAGCGGCTTCGTAGTCGCCCGCCACCACTTTGGCGCTAGCCGCGACCTTTTCACCTGCAGCCGTTGCCGTTTCTTCCCACTCTTTTATTTTTTGAGGGAATGTCGTACTAGCTAGCGGCTTTTCAAGTAGCTCTGTGAATTCCTTGCCTATTTCAGTTGCCGTGCTGCGTAGTGCACCAGATAAATTCTGCAAGAAATCCGAGGTCTCAAACGAACCGCCGCCCAACGCCTCGGGCAACTTGTTTAGAAGACTCGTAACTATTCGATCCGCACCGGCAAAGGTGTCAGCAAATCCCGCATACCATTGCGCTAAAGCCCAAGTTGCGCCTTTAAAAACAAGATGTAACACGCGGCCCATATCGGCCACAAAACCCGCGCCGGTGACAATGGCTTTAAAGGCTTTGTCTGCCAGCTCTCCTGATGTGCCAAAACTCTCACCAAACCCCAGCATCTCTTTAGCAATACCGGTTATCGCAGGGCTCACATTGACAGTAAGTTGCTTCCAAAAACCTTGCGATGCCTGCGACGCCATTGTAAGCGCATCGTTAGCTTGTTCTATTTTGCTGGCATCGACACGGTTGATCGCCAAACCCCACTGCTCAGTGAATTGCTCAGCCTCAAGAGCAGCTGCGCTTCCGCCTTTTAAGGTGTTAACGAGCGCCACACCCTCTGAGTCGAACAATTTGAATGCAAGACGAACTTTATCGCTTTGCTTGTCGACGTTTTCCATCGCATCAGCAATGGCGCCAAACTGTTTATCTGGGCTTAATTTAGCCATCGCTTGTGCGTCAAGGTTTAGCTCAGCTAGAGCGCCCTTTGCCTCACCAGTACCTTCGGCTGCCTCTGCCAGCCTACGCACCATGCGCTGCAATGCCATGTCCATTGTACCGGCGCCAACACCCGTCAACTCAGCCTGCACACGCATGGCGGTGAGCTTTTCAGTGGCAATGCCAAGCTTGTCAGACGTTTTGGCAGTGTTATCGATTAAGTCGAGCTGCTGCTTAATGAGCAAAGCGGTACCTGCCGCCGCCGCGCCTGCCGCAGCGGCGCCCCATTTAACGCCTTTTTCGGTAAGGTCGCGTAACTGTTTGGACGTGTTTTTGCCCTTTTCAGTAACCTTGTCCAGCCCTTTGCCGGTTTCAACAGTGGCTTTAATAGCGCCTTTGGCATCGCCTTCTAACAGCAATACGATTCTTTGCTTATTCGCCATTATTTATTTCCGCTGCTCATTCATCGCATTTAGCGCGCCGCGCTCTATGCGCTGCACTCGCCAAAAAATGTCGGGGTGGTGTTTGGGTTTTATTCGCTGCAGGCGCAGCACGGTCTCTACTGCTGTGTAATCCAGCCCCGTATAACCAGCCATGCCGACGTGCCACTGGGTGCAGCAGTCGTTAAATACTTGCCAGGCTTTTAGGTTTTCGGGGTAGAGCTCAAATTCATCGTTGTTTTTAGGGGGCAAGGCAGAGTCTGGTAGCTGTATAAATTCCAGATCTGCCTCGGTGTCGTCCTTACCAGTCGGCCGCGCCCAATACCGACCGGCGGCTTCTAGTTTTTTCCTTCAAGCATCCGGCGCATGCCTTCGTCCTGCGCTTGCACGCACTCGCGGGCCAGCGGAGCCATGATGTAGTCAACGGCGGTGTCGTCCATCAAATCAAAAAACTCATCTAATGTGTCGCCTTTTAGCACCAGCGCTGAGCCATCTTCTGCCGTGGCGAACCATTCCATTTTATCTAGCTCAGTGACTAACTCGCGGGCTATGTCGACGTCTTTGCGATCTGCAAGATTGTCTAAAAAGGTTTTCTTTTCGTCGCCGTAGAGCTTTTTAATGCGAGCAGTGAAGGTCTTTTTGTCGTAGCCAGCGCGATTGTCTGATGGCACTTTTGCCGTGATTGACGATTTTACGTGGCCTTTCATTGCTAGTTTAATAGTCATAATGTGCATCCGTTATCCGTTAAATTTTGGGTATAAAAAAGCCGCACAAATGCGCGGCTTTTCGGTTGTCCGTTGTTAGGTTCGGGCCTCGGCGGCGCGACGGACGGCACGCCACCGAGAACTGATTACGTCACTATAATAGAGACTTCATCATCGCCCGAATCGGTTGGCGTCCACAGCGTGTTCATGCTCATGGTGCTGAGGCCATCGCTATCGCCAAGGCTTGGCTGAGACAGCTGAACTTGACTGCCCGTGATCTGCACAATGTTGCCGGCCGTGGTGCCGTGCACAATGTCGATCTCGACCAGCTCGCCAGACTTGCTCAGCGCCCAAAAGTTTTTGGTGCCAATGGCTTCTTGCTCAAATACCAAAGTGCCAGCCGGCGCGCGGTCAGTCAGAATCACACTCTCTGAGTTAACCACGTTGCGATAAACCACGCTGTTGGCCATGTCGAGCGTGAAGGTCTCTGCACGCACAGCAAAGCTGTCTACATCGTAAGTTGTCGTGTTGTCTTCTGTTACTGGCAGTGGTTGCACAAATACAGAGGTGTCTGGCGCGATCAGCACGGGTGCTGTCGGGTCGTTATGCAAGCCGGTAAAGCTAAAACTCATCATTGGGATTTGGTCGCGGCTTAAGTTAAAGCTAACCGTACCGCGTGCGCCGGTGAGCTTATGTAGCTCGCCATCTAGGTAGTAATAAATAGTAAGCGAGTCAAAACTATCGGAGACTGGCCCATAAGTTACGCTCGTGTCAGCCACTACCGTCTCATCAAAACCACAGCCCAGCAACAACACACCCCAGCCCGGTGCGGTGCCTGCCTCGCCAGAGCCCGCAAGCTCTACATCAAAGGTCACAGTAGTAAAGCGACCAGTCGCAATCTCTGGATCATTACCCAAACCTGGACGATCTAGGTTGCGGCTAACGCGATTTCCTTGGTGCGGTTGCACTTGGCAATTGCTGGTTAAAATAGCATTGGCGCCGTCTGGCGTTGGGTCTGTGCCGTAAACAGATTCTGCCACGGCCAAAATATATTTCTTTTTTGCTAACATGATTATTTAGCCTCTTTTTCAGCAGCAGACACAGAACTAACATTCAGCGTTTGCGGTGCAGGTTTAGGCGCAACGGTATTGCCAGCCTTGGCAGTGACCTTGCGCGGCTTTGGTTGGGTACGGCTAACTAAACGGCGCTTGCCGTCTTTGTCTTGCACGTAACGTCCTCCAGATCTGGCCATGACTGACCTCCTGTAATGCGGTTGTGGTTTGGGTTTGCGTAACAAGCGGCCACGCAAAAGCGCCGCGCTAAGCACGGTGTTTGCTGGTCGCTAAGGGTTAGGGTTTAACGGTTAAGTTGCGCGAATGTAGGTGTTGGTGCGGTAAACGTCGCGCCACCACAGGTATTCGCCCTTGAGGTCTAGTATTTCGCCACTGACAAACACGGTGTGGTCTGAATAAGCATTTGGCGTCCAACCCAGCAGCTTGGTGCGTATTGCAAGTCGCACCGTGTCTAGGTCTTCTACCTTGCACACCACAAAAAAGCCCCAGTCTGTGCTTAGGCTTTGGTTTACATAATTGTCACCCGTGTTTTGGCCGGCGCTTTCGCCGACTGGCAGCACAAAGCACGCCGGGCAGGCCTCGCTTAAATCTTCGAGCGGTACCAGCGTGTAGGCTTGTTTCACGGTTTGCAGCTCGCTAACGCTTTCTAGCAGCGTGACCAGATCGGCGATCATGTTGTGACCTCGATGGTGCGCACTGCCCCGTCGTCTTTAACAACGCGCTGCAGTTTGTAAACCTTGCTGGTAAGCGTATCTGTGATGGTTTCTCCCATCGCGTATACGCCCACAAAGCTACGCGCCACAGTGACAACTTTACCGATATACGGCACGGCATCGTTGTTGCCGTAGATCTCCGCCTCTAAATCAATAATGCCGTTACCTTCCACCGTGGTGGTGTCGGTTTTGGTCCATACCAGCGCATCACCAAGGCGAGTGAGCATGCGCAAATCTCGCTTAGCGATGGTGGCGTTAAAGTTGGCCATTGATTACCTCGCCGGTTGATTACGGCAGCAGCAGAGGGTTTAAAAGATCGTCAAAAAAGTCGACTAAGCCACCCTCTGACGGCTCTTCGTCTCAGTTAACGGTGCCCGGCACGCCAGTGAATAACACCTGCATAGTGGTTTCACCGTCAGCCGCTGCCACTGCAGCAACTGCTGCTGCGCCAGTAATGTCACCGGTTGCGGGTGTTGCCGCGCTATCGTCGAAGGCCTCGGCACTTACGTCGTAAGTGAGCGATTCGCCTTGCGCAATAACGGCGCCACTTACTTTGGGTACAGTAAACACACCCTTAATTTGCACGGGACCCGTTTCGGTATCAGCGATATCATCTAGCGCCACGCCCAAAATATTGCCCATGACCACCACTTCGTTACTGGCAATATCGCCACTCGCGATATGATCCAGGACATTCCCTGCTGCTACATAATTGTCAGCCATTTTATTTCTCCAAAATTTTCAGAATGCAGATACAAAAACCGCCGAACTATGTCGGCGGTTTTTATTGGTTAATTGCTAAGAATTAGCTTTTAGGGGTTTTGGTCATGCCGCGGTAGTCCCACGCTTTTGCTGCTGCGTCCATGCGTACTTTGAATTCAGTACCATCAACGTCCCAGCCGTTTTGCTGCTCAAGCACTGGGGCTTGCTGGCCATCTAAATACTGCACTTCAATGGTGTCGTGCATGTTTTGGTCAGCTAGCAAATACCACGAGTTATGTGCTGCGGTTAGGCGCGCGTCACTAATAACTTCGCAAAGCCCGCGCACACTGTTAGGCACGGTGTTGTTCTTAGCGCTGGCCCCAACTTCAAATTCTGACTCTAGTGCAACTTTGGCTGCGCCTTCGTCGCCAATGCCGCACAACAAGAATTTGGGACGAAGGTTAAGTGTGGCATTGCCGTCCTTTTGTGTCCCCATTGCAGTGCGCGCCGCATCAATACCAGCAGTGTTGATACCGCTAGCTGATAACAGGTTGCTATGATTGGCATGGAACAATGCAACTGTGTCTGCCATTGCCGGGTTGTTCAGGAAAATATCAAACACCAAGTCGCCAACGGTGCGGATTGCCGCCCCACCCATTTTCTTAGGCAGGCGCGTGAACAAGCCAAGGTCATCGTTAATAATCGCTTGGCGGTTAATGCCGAATTTTTCGCCGTAGGTGGCCAGCACTGCGGTTTCTGCACGCTCACCAATCGTCACATATTTGTATTCGGCGCCTGCAGCCACTTTGCGCAGACTTGGAAACGAGCCAAGATCAGTGCGAGTGTGTACCTTAAAGTCGCTGAATGAACCAACCGAGGTGAAGCGCTGGAACACTTCGTCGGCTTCTTCGTAGCCTTTTAACATTGCCTTATAGGCGATGTTGCCAAGCACGGTGGTGAAGTCGCCAGAGCTGTGAGTAAACGCAGCAGCAACCAATGCCATTTTGTCCATGCCGCCGGTGTTCACGTTGCGCGCGTGCAGCATCATGCGGGCCAGTTCAAACATGGTGTAGCCGGCCAGCTCGTTGTTTTCTTCGCGCTTGGCACCCAGTGCACGCATCGCAATGGTGTTTTCAGCATGGGCTTTCATTCGAGCAATACCGGCACCGTCTTGCACTACAATGCTGTAGCTGTGGCCAGGCTGACTGTTGCTAGAGCCTAGGGCTGCTAACAGTTTGTCTTTGGCGCCCTGCATGTCGCAGTTCATATCATCAAGGCAGGCGGTCATTACGTCGCTGTGAGCGTCAAAGCCTTTAAATACAGCTTTAATCTCTGTGCGGCGTGTGGCTTCGGCTTGTTGAGCCTCGGCAACGATGGCAGCGCGCATTTCGGGGGTTACAATCGCTTCATCATCGGCGGTTGCAACCGGCTTAGGGTTTTTAGGGTCCATAGGTTTAGCCTCTTGCTTGGGTTGAGTGCCTGCAACCGCAGACGGGGTAAATGTTGTGTCCGTGCTCACCGTGGCCGCTTCAAGCACGGCGTTTGGTGTGTTCTTGAATTTGTTGAGAAGGTCAGACTCATAGCACGCGGCCAAATCGATCGCTGCGGTGGTGTCAGTGGCAAAGCCTGCTTCTACGGCTTCGGTGCCGGCGTACCAGGTTTCTTCATCCATAGCCTCTACCACCGCTTCTTCGCTCATGCCGCTGCGCGATGAGTAGAGGTTGACCATGGTGGTTTTTATCTTGGCCAGCAGGTCGGCCGCCTTTTTCATGTCTTTCTCTTCCCCTGCGACCACGCCGCTTGGGTTGTGAATCATGAAGTAGGCGTTCTCGGCAATGTGCACCGTGTCGCCTGCCAGGGCGATTACACTGCCCATGCTGGCGGCAATACCGTCAATATGGGTTTCGATTTTGGCCTTGTGGTTCTTCAGCAGGTTGTAGATGGCGGTACCTTCAAACACGCTACCGCCGGGGCTGTTAATGTGCAGCTGAATTTCATCCAGCTCGCCGAGTTCTTTTAGGTCTTTGGCAAATTGGCGGGCGCTTACATCCCATCCGCCAACGTAACCATAGATATGAATTTCGGCGGTTTTGTTGGCCGCTGCCTGGGGCGAGCTCATCGCCATGCTGTACCAGTGTTTGCTCATTGCTATACCTGCTTGTTGGGTTGTGTGGTTGCCGCTAACTGATTCGCTGCCGCGCTGGCTTTTCTTTGGGCGCAGCGCTGCCGCCTCGCGCACTGGCGCGTGGTTGTTGTTTTGTGTGCATGGGGTTTCCTCGTTTTGCTATTGCCAGCGACTGGGCTCTACTGGGCAATTAAGCCGTGTGCTCGCAAAGCTGCGAGCGCTGAATTCAGTGTGGTTTGCAGCTCGTTAACCGTGGTCTGCAAGCTCCGGATAACGTCTTGCTCTGTGGAGCCGTAAAAAACATCGACGTTTTCGCTAGAGACAGGCGCTTGAGAGTCGGCGATAACAGGCTGCTGGGCGCCCACAACTCTCACACCATTAACGAAGTACCCGCCGTTGCCTGCAATTGCTGTCGCACCAAACGCCACAGCGTCAATCCCGCCATTCTCGTTTATCGCGGGATACCCGCCGTTAACGCCCTTATTTGCCTTCGCTTCGTATAGATAGTCGCTCTGCCACTGGTTGAGCACACGCGCGACAAGCTCGCCCGACTGCGGGTCATTCACGCGGAAAAATAAGCTACCGTCCGCCTGCCGGTACATGATCGCTAGCGGCTCTGGAAAGTCACCTACTGCCGGGTAGTCTTCGCCAGTCCAAAGCTCCATGCCTGGTCCGCGCGGGCCAGTGTCGCCGGTATCGCCTTTCAGCCCCTGAGGGCCTACTGGGCCAGTGTCGCCGGTATCGCCTTTCAGTCCCTGAGGGCCTGCTGGGCCAGTGTCGCCGGTATCGCCTTTCAGTCCCTGAGGGCCTGTTGGGCCAGTGTCGCCGGTATCGCCTTTCAGTCCCTGAGGGCCTGCTGGGCCAGTGTCGCCGGTATCGCCTTTCGGGCCTTGCGGACCTGCTGGACCAGTGTCGCCGGTATCGCCTTTCAGTCCCTGAGGGCCTGCTGGGCCAGTGTCGCCGGTATCGCCTTTCAGTCCCTGAGGGCCTGTTGGGCCAGTGTCGCCGGTATCGCCTTTCAGTCCCTGAGGGCCTGCTGGGCCAGTGTCGCCGGTATCGCCTTTCGGGCCTTGCGGACCTGCTGGACCAGTGTCGCCGGTATCGCCTTTCAGTCCCTGAGGGCCTGCTGGGCCAGTGTCGCCGGTATCGCCTTTCAGGCCTTGCGGGCCTGCTGGACCAGTGTCGCCGGTATCGCCTTTCAGCCCCTGAGGGCCTGCTGGCCCGGTCTGGCCTTGCGCGCCCCTCAGCGCCAGCGGCGTCCAGTTGTCTGTGTTGCTCGGCAGCACACCCTTGCAGGGCGTGTCGCATACGTAGCTGCTGCCCTGCCAAAACACCACATCACCGGCAAGGTAGTCGGCATCGCGCTTGTAGCTACCTCGCCAACGCAGGTTTGCAGCCTTGGCCATTACCTTTACTGCTTTCGCAGCGACTGCCAGGCTGAGTAGCTCGCTGCGCCTGTCAGCCGCCTTCATTGCTGAGCCCTTCCAGCATGGCTAGTGCGGCCTTGGTAACGGGGTCACTCTCAGTGTCACTTGTTGTTGGTCGCTTGGCTGGCGTAGCAAGTTCTTTTTCTTTGACGCTTTTGTTCCACAATGCCGTTTGATCCAGCACCTCATGGGGGTTTCGGCCGCGTCGGCGAATGGACTGCTGAGGGCTGATAAGCATGTTTTCCAGCAGTATTTCGTCCGCCTGCGCTTCGTGCACGGGGTTGATCCACGGCATGCTTGGGGTGATGAAATCCACATGCAGCAAGCTGCTAACGTCCACCTCTGGCGGGATATCAATAGCACCGCTTAGCTGCATCATTTGCACCCAGCGGCGCACTACCGGCTCTACGATCTCTTCACAGAATTCAAGGCTGAGGGTTTCGTAGTTGCTCCATTGCTCCACTAGTTCTTGGCGCTGGGCGCTGTAAGTGCCGTTGTAGTTTTTACTAATACTGCTAAAGCTGGCCATGGTGCCGGTGGCCGCCATGCGCTGCATGGTTTCTAAAAACGGGGTGAGCAAGGCGCTGGGGCGATTACTTTGAATAGTGCCCACAGTTTCGCCGGGCTCTAAATCGTCATAGATGCCACCAGCCTGAAAACTTAATTGGCGGTTGCCATCGCCGTCGGTGTCGTCGCTACCTTCGTAAAGGCTGGCATCGCCTTTCTGAATAAAGCCCACCATCATGCTGGCGATCTTTGCAGCTACGCGCTCGGCTTCTTCGTAGTCTTTAATGTCGTTTATGCGGTTCATTACCGTGGCAAAAATCGACACGCCCCGAGTCTGGTGTAAGCGACGCACAAACTTTAAGTGCTCAATATTGGTGGCCGAATAACGGCGCGCCTGCATCTTCCAAAATTTGTTACCGCCGGGATGATCGTCATACAGCCAGTAGCCAACGTGCTGGCCCCATGCGTTTTTTTCCACGCCTTGAACAATTCGTTTGGCTGGGTCGTTGTGGTCAACGGGTAAAAAGTCAGGCTCAAAACATTCAACGCTGTAAGGCACGTTGCTGCCGTGCTTTAGCCCAGGTATTACGCCCTCTAAATGGCGCAGTAATACTTCACCATCGCGCAGCCATGTGAGCGCCAGCAGGCGTTGGGTTTTGGCCCAGCTATGCTGGCCGGTGCATTCAGGACGGCGGCACCATTCTTTATATGCCTCGCCCATTTCGGCGGCTAGGTCGGCGTCAATTTCGTCGCTGCCAATGCGCTTGGGCATAAACTCGACAGCAATACCGCGCGGCCCAACAATGTTATTGATCAGCGTGGTTAATATGCCAAAAGCAAAATCATGGTTTTGTTCTAGGTGCCGCGCTTGGCCGCGCAGCGTCACAATGTCGTACTCTGTAACCGCGTCGCCGCTGCGATTGTCAGCAGGGTTTTTACGGGTGCGGCTGGGCTGGGCGGCTTCGTAGCGCGCTGCAATTTGCAGGGCTTGCCGTGCCTTCCAGCGTTTTAACCCGCGCTCAGGCGAGATTGCGCCAATGGTTTTATCAATAATGTTCATCGTACAAAGGTCGCCAGTGCTGGGCTCCGACGCTTGCGCCCTGCTGCCGTCGCATTTACAGACGCCACACGCCGCTCCCATTCTTTACGGCCAGCACGGATCTCTTGCAGGTTCTCCATGCTCAGGGTGCGACCATTCATGGTGGTGGTCTTACCTTCGAGCACATCCTTTTCGGCCTGTATATACAGGTCGAGCATGTCGCTTGCAGATTGAGTCATGTGTTTTCCTAGGCGTAAAAAAACCGGCGCTTGGCCGGTTTGGGGTGTTTCATGTGAAACTTTGTTTTAAATTTTTAGTCAGAAAAGGGCTGGCTAATCTTAGTGCTGCCGATTTCCTCACGCTTAATAACTATAGACTCACCATAGAAATCTAACGGGTAGCATTCACCGCTTGCCCGGCGAAGGGCGTTAAGTGCGGAACGCGGATACCGAACGCCTTCAATATTCCATGAATCAGTTTGCCAGTCGTAGCCGCGCGTTTTGCTCATGCGCCAATAAAATGTATCTAACGGGAATAGCACAGCGCGTACTACGAGCAGCCAGCGTGATAGCACTTGCCCTTGCGGGTGGTTTTTAACAGCCTTCTCCCAAAGTCTTTGCCGCGTTGGCGATGATTCAAAAAGTAATGGCACAAGAAAAACTACCCCCGCACCCACAGCGATATCATCCAAAAGCAAGCCTATCGCAACGCCAACAATTGCACCTGCCAAGATCGTAAATATTGATCTCATTAGCTTTCCCCTTTCTATCCCAACAACGACCCAACAGGTGCAGATCCGCGCCGCTTGCGCTTTGGTTTGTGTTCTGCTGTTTCACCTGTGTCGCTGAATAATGTTTTTTGCCCTAGGCGGGCCTCTATCTCTGACCATTTACCGTCAGTCAGTTTGTGCATGCCTTTGGCGTGTGCAGCGTGCAGTGCGTAATTTTCGCAGTCGCCTGCTTCGTTACGTTTTCCGCTGCGCAGTTGCCAAAGCAGCTTGCCGCGATGGCGCTTGCTGGGTGCTTTGACCTCGGCAGTTACTTGTTCCCAGTAGTCTTGGCGAACGTGCATGCAGCTGTGCATGTAGGCGCTGGTGCCTTGCAAGCGTTTTGCTATTAGGTCTTTGGCTTTGTGGGTGCCGACCATGTAAACCCGCACACCAAAGCGGTCTGCCTTGGTTGGCCGTTTTGCGTTGTTGCGATCTACCTGCCGTGGCAGGCTAAATATTTCTTTTGTGCCTTGGTCGTTGCTGTCACCCTTAATCGCCATGATCAGGGTGCCGCGATATTTCTTAGTGCGAGTGCGCACCCAGTTATAAACTGCGTTACTGGTGGTGCCGTCTGACGAATCGATACTGACCGCCGCAGCGATAATGCTGCCAAACCGCGTGTGCGTGAATGGCTGAAATATGAGTTTGTCGAGCGCGTCCCAGCAAGCGTCTTGCTTGTCGGCTGGGTCGCCGTCGATCTCGCCCCAGTGCATCAGCCAACTTTCTTCATTGCGACCAAAGGCGCGAATAATCACCGCCAACCGATCATGCTGAACGTCGACGCCAACGGTGACCATCAAGCCGCCTTCTGGGCAGGTTAGTTCGGGATAGTCTTCTGCCGATTTGCGCAGGGTTTCGCTATCCAAAACTTGGTTGGCCGCGTATTGGTACGGCCTGCCAAGTTTGCTGTTTTGAAATACGATGCGGGCTGATTCATCACCGGCTTCGGCTTCGTGTTCTGCCTCCAAATAATCTCGCACCACGTCTGCCAAGCTGGTGCCAGGCATGCAAACATAAAGCTCTGACAACTCCATGAAGGTTTCAATGGGTTCGCACTGATCGGCGGTGTAGCCATCGCCAATTTGCTGCTTTACCCAGCCGGCAAATTTGTCGCCAGCATCATATGCCGTTCTGCAGGTATCCAAAATATTGCGCTGACGCCGGTAGTCACTCCACAGACTGCCGCAGTGTGGGCAGCTGTAGATTGCGGTGTCTGGCAGGTTTAAGCCAAACACAGGGTGCGGTGAGCCGCCTTCTTTGGTGTCCCAACTGACTTGCTGCCAGTCCAGCACATGACTTTCGCCGCAGTCGTGGCATGTCACCGGCAATATGCGCATGGTGCCAAGCCGCGTGTAGTGTTCAACTTGCGACAGATCGGCCACCGACGGTGTGCCGCCAACAACCAGCTTCTTTTTGCGCATGCGTTTTAGGCGCTCGCGGAATAAGCGGATCGCGTCGCCTTGGTCGCCTATGTCGCGGTTGGTGTCGTCTGGCTCTTCTACAATGCCGCGCCGTGCGCTTGTCGACTTAACGTTACTTACGCTATTCGATCCAGTGCACTTGAGTTCGCCGCCTGCGAACTTCTTTACCGTGGTGCGATTACCTGCTTTTCGGCTAGTGCTGACATCAATAACTTTCCTCATCGATGGCGATGCGCCAATCATTGGCACCATCTTTTCATCAATAAAGTTGCGCGCTTTTTCGTCTTTAGGAAACAGCGCCAATATTCGGCTGGGATCTAACTTCGCCACCTTGCAGATCCATGCCGCCAACAGAACCGTCCAACCAATTTGAGCGGCCTTCTGCATTACAACAAGCCAGCTTTCATCGCTGTCTAGCGCATGCATTACGCCCCAGAAATACGGCACCGACTCTATGCGGTAATACCCAGCGGTGTCGCTATCCTCGGCGGGGAGGCGTATATTTTCTGGCAGCCATTCGAGCAGCGGCATGTTTACTTGTGGCGCCCACTCTTTGCGTACCTCGTCAATCAGCGCCTTCAAATTCGAACGAGTAACTTTCAATAGCTCGCAAGGCAGCGTCAACGTCTTGCTGTAACCGATCTCGTTCAACTGTGATTCCATGGTCTGATTCGATAGACGTGATGATCTTGTCCACGACTCCTGTAAATTCGTTTTTACTAACCGATATCCACTCCACCAAGGTATCGCGCACAGTGGCAGCATCCAAGATAAGTCCATCTTGCCGATACAGCTCTCGCTCTTTCAGCGCTGCATTTGCCTCGGCATCTCTCGCTTGGGCAACGTCTTTTCGTTCGCGAGCATCGGTTGGCACTCGCCCTGCCGCCTCTTCGCGGAGCCTCCTGCAATATTCAATCAACCACTCTGAAAATGTGCCGCCGTCAGAAAGCACTTGAGCTTTCACGTGCTTGGCGATCGCGGGCTGAGTAGTGCCGACCAGTTGCGCAAAAGCTTCCTGAGTAGCTTGAGAACCCATATCCACTTGAATATAACCCCCCTAGCAAATTTATATATCTGTTAAAAGAACGCGGCACGAATTACCCGTGCGCGGCAGGGCTCAGGAGTACCTTTTGAACGCCGCCCCACCCCTTAGCCCTTAGGCTTGGCGCTGATGATGGCCTCAGCCATTGCTTTGCGCATTTGCTCTGGCAGGTGCTTGGCTACTGACTTGGCGCCCAGCCCGTAGAAATCAAAACGTGATTGATATGTAGGCTCGTCAATGATGTTTAAGAAGCCCTTTAAGCCCTTACCCTTGCGCCAATAAACGCCTTCGCCGGCCTTTACAACATACTTTCTGCCGCGACCGGTGCCCCCAGAATCAATGCTGTTAATCACTGCACGGGCTTGCGCCTTGCTAATGTTGCCGTATCGGTTGAGCTTGGTGTCGCGACGCGGCGCTAGCATCTGTCCCTTGCGCATTAACCCGCGTGACTGCAATGCCCGCTCTAAGCCTTTCGCTTTGCGCCGGCCACCCAGTATTTGGGCCGATAGATAATCAGCCGGAGCTCTCCCACCGCTTGTTTTGTCTTTGATCCCGACCTGCGCACGCAAGTTGCGCTTGTTTGCACTGGTAGAAAACACGGCGCTCTTAGTTCGCGCCGTTGGCCTGTCGAACACGCTGCCGATGCTGTTGGTGAGGTCGCCCTGCGCAGCCTTGCTCGTACGCGTCAAACCCACTGCAGTTGCAAACGGTATCTGGCTTTCAAAGCCCTTCATGTATGCCTTAACGTTAGGCATACCTTGAAGGCTAAGTTTTAAACTAGACACGAACTACAAGCTACCCTCGTCTCGCCTTGTCGGACGGTGGATTAAACGCCAAGCGATCTAGCCACTTCTGCACCTTAACCACTGCTCGATAAGCCTGATTAACATACTCATCATCACGCGTGCTCGGCGTAATACCTGTTACGGCAGCAATACCCTGCAGCAGCAAAGAAGCCGCACCTACAGCAGTGACCGCATAACCAATGTACACGCCCGCACTACCCAGCAAGCCGGCAGAACTTGCCGCACCAATCAACACGCCAATTGCATCAGCTGACTCATCAGCAAAGGCAGGCAAAGAACTCAACACAAACGACGCCGGCAATAAACACACCACCATCGCAATAACGAGCCCAAAGGAATAACGCCCAAAAGCTTTCATAGCACACCTCAATTCAATAATTAGGTTCAAAGGTCTGAACGCTGATCGCCAAGCGCATGACGCTGCTCACGCTGAATTTTTAATTGTTCTCGACGAAACCACAGATTAGTGAGAAAGGTGCCAAACCCTATCAGCAAGCCACCCAAGGCGACCCACTCATTGATCGACAAGCCCAACAACGTAGTAAACGCAGAAGCCGCATAGCTCCCAGCAGTTGACACTTTGTCCGGCGTCATCCAAATACCCTTCTTACCAAATACAAAAAAGCCCAGCAAAACTGGGCAACCCGTAGAGACACAACTGAAACGAAAAAGCCCAGCGCGATGGCTGGGCTTTCTTGGCAGTCACGTATTGCGACCGTGCCATAAACGTACTAGGTGGAGCGCAGCGAATCAACAAGACAAAATGTCCATCGCTGTTGATAACTCAAAATAAAATATGAAATTCAAATACTTAAAAAATAAAAATAATTTTAAAAAATATCTAATTAGTGGCTTGCTTAAGCAGAAAGCGCCGTTAGCAGCCGGTCTAGCTCAGCAGACGACAATGCCGCCTCATCACGCACAGCAGCAGAGGGCCTAAAGAATATATCAATCTTCACATGGACCTCACCAACCCTCATCTCCATAGTTCGAACGCAACAACCAAGCCGGCCAGCCTTTTCCTCTCGCGTATGAAAAACATCCACATAAAACACCTCAAGCAAGGTGCGCTCAGCCTCACTCAGCTCAGCAGAAATAAACCGATCCAAGCGCTCAACATCACCCAGCATAGGCGCCCTATTCACCACCCTGCTAGGCCTAGACGCCACCGCATGGGCAGTCACACCCGCAGACAAACCAGCACGCAACACCGCCGCCGTGCGCTTATCTGCACCACTGCGCCGAGCCCTGCTCAACTCAGCAACCACCGCAGGCCCAGAACCAGACGGATACCCAATACCCGCAACGTCAGACTCACCCAAGCGCACACACTCAGCCCAAGACACCAACAAACGCCCAACCCATGCAATCATCGCTGCCTCCAAGAAAAACGTCTATGCTTCCACTGCTCCAAGCACTGCTTAAAAAACACCGCGTCCCAAGAAACCTTAGCTACCCCAGACGCAAGCCAATACATCACAAACTCCGTGGCGTATTCATCCACAAATGCAGAATCCACAAACTCATCGCGCACCAACCGCGTCATCGTATCCACCGACGGAAGCCAATCCCCAGGCAGCAAAGTTTCAACGCCGCTCGCGCTAGATATATTTTTAGTAGTAGTAGTAGTAGTAGTAAACGGAAGAACGGAGGTATGACGCTGCTCGATGTTTTCGCTATGTCGTTCATCTATGCCGCTGCTACCGTTTGTGCCGCTCTTATCGTCCTGATTATTAACAACTTTTAAGTGGTTCTGCTGTGCCGCCACTTTAGTCGTTGCCGCTATGCCGTTCTTATGTCGTTGCTCATTTACACGGTTTTTTACATCACAAACTGCAAGCCGCAATCTAAACACCATAGGATCAACACGGCGCGCCTGCGGAATCTTTTCTATTAGCCCATTGCGCTCCAGCAGAGCCAACATATTCCGCATCGCAGACTTGCTTGGAACCTGAATAGACCCAAGCACACTACCCCGATCAGGCACCACCTCAAGCAACTCCCTAAACCCCTGATAGCTAACTCGTCGCTTTATACCAACCAAGCCCGTTGCGTAATCCATATAAGGCCGCAAACCCTCCCTATACAGCGTACGCGCCTCATGCGGCAAACCGCGCAACGCCTCAAGCTCATCGCCATCAATATAACTACGCATCACCAAACCACCACAGGCCGATCACGACCGCTAGACTCAACAACCAACATAGAATGCTCAATGCTCATCAAAACAGACTGCAACTGCTCAGCAGAAATACCCCCGGAATCAGCAGCCTTTATCAGCAGGTCATAAGTCACCTCTAAGCGGTTCAACGCCACAGAACGGCATACCTGCTCATTGCATAGCGCAGCATCAAGCAACAACCTAGCCTCGCTTAACTTGCGCTCGCATTGACACAAATTCATATTGTTCGCACTCAAGGAAATATCAGTCACTTACTTAACCACCTACTCCAGCATCTGCTTTAGCAAAGCAGATGCTGCAAGCCGAACCGCATCTACACTAACATCCACGCCGCTCTGCATTAGCCGGCCCTTAATCGCAGCCCACACCGTGTCGCGCCTAATTTGATCTAACAGCTCATGACCATCCCACGTTAAGCGGAAAGCAAACCGATACGGCACACCGCCCCCTTTGCGGCCGCCACCCTCAATCAGCCCCGCCTCTTGCAGCAAAGCCATGTGATACGCCGCAACCTCATTAGCAATACCGCGATCCTCAAACTCCGACGAATCAACCTGACTATCGCTAGTTGGCAGCAACTCAATTCTCAACAAAATCTTTCTGATCACATCCCAATCGCGCTTCACAACACACCCTCCAAATTACCCAACGTACGCCGCAAATCCGCAGCACCATGCCGATGAATCCGCGCCCGCCGCTCAAAATCGCTCGCCTCAGCCTCAAGCTGATCCGCCAACTCTGCAATACACACCAGTGCTGGGTCGGCATCGTCATCAATCACCACCGCATCGCCGTACTGCACATAATTAACGTAGCCCGCAGGCTCACGGCTTTTAAACTCAGTACCCACATCAGCCAAAAACGGCACACACTGACCCACCAAATTCGCATACCAGCGCATAGGATCAATGCACGCCGTAATCAACAACCTAGCCACTACACCGCAACCCGCTTAAGCCGATACACATCGCAATGATCAACATCACGCGCCATACGCTCGCGGTCAGACGTAAACGTGTCTTGTACCACCACACCCTTACGAATCAACCCAACAAGACAATTCCGCACCGTACCGGCCATAACATCACCGGCCAAAGACTTACGAATCTCAAAAATCGTCGCACCATCATCGCCGTAACGGCCCAATATTTTATGTACCTTGCGCTCCATAGGCGTGACAAAATTCGGGACCGATCCCAGCGTCCTAACAGCAGCCATCAGCTTGCACTCCTTGGCGCATAAACGCCTTTCGTGCGAGCAACATGAATAGAATCCATAACGCGCTCAACACGTTGCTCATGACGCAACAAACTGTAGCGACGCTCCCCCTCAGTACCTACGCGCAGGCTGGGCCACAAATCAGCATTTCGTAGCGCCGCAACAGCCTGACGGCTCAACACCTCACCCGCGCGCAGCGGCATAGAATCAGCCATTAGCCACACCCCTCGCCTTATACACCTCAGCCTCACCGTAGCCGCGACCAATGCGCTCACGCTCAGTCGTACAGCCCGCCACATCAACCAAACCGCGCTTACTCAAATTGCGGATGCAGTTATTTACCGTGCCAGGCAACACCTGCAAACCAATCACCTTGCGCACCTCAAACACCGTCGCGCCAAAATCACCAAACTTAGAAATAGCCCGATGTACCCGCCGCTCACGTGGCGATTTATAAGTTATTTCATTTGTACTCATGCAATCCCCCAATCACCTAACCAATAAACTGATCGACCTAGGGCTTCAGAACGCGAGCAAAGCACTTCAGATAATTCAAACACTGCCCGATTTATGAATACGCCCAAACTCCGAAACAACATCACCTGCCCAGACGCCAGCTCAAACCCTAAAAACTCCTCACCTTGCTCGCAGAACGCAGACTCGGTTGCCAAGCGCAACCGATAGCCGTCGTGCTCCAATTCAAACCACATACGGCTAGCAGCCGGCAAAATAGGTAGCGCATCACCATCACGCCAAAAATCACCCGCCTCTCGCTCCATACCGCATCCACTCTCTACACTTAAAGCGCCGCTAATTAGCGGCTTAAACGCCAACCGCTAATCAGATAATCTAATTTCAAAGCAGGCCAGCTCGGATATACAAACGCCAATCAAGCCGCAACATCGGAATCTGCAGGCTTTTTGCCAAACACATCAGGCCTCAAGTCATAACGAGAGACCGCCATGCTTGATGCAACTTCAATTGGGATGCAATGGCGCGGAGGCACAGGCCTAATGCCGCACGCCAACTGACCAATGAACTGTGGAGTTACTCCCAAGGCCTTGGCGAGCGCGTTCTTACCCCCAAGGGCTTCAGCTGCTGCCAACACATGTTTATTGAGGTTTTGTTTTTTCATGAAGGAGAGTAAAGCATGGCTTTCAATTCTATTCAAGCATTGCTTGGCGACGAGTCGGAAAAAAACATGCACAATAAAGCAATGCTTGACTCACCGTATGACAAATATGCAACCGCCTACAGAATCCAAAAGAAAATGGAAGAGTTAGGCGTGTCCAGAGATAACATTGCTGAGGCATGTGACGTTTCAAAGCAAGCCGTACAGCAATGGTTTAAGAGCGGCAATATTTCCATCGAGCGATTCCCAGTTTTAAGAAATATGCTGGGCTGCACAATTGACGACCTTATTATTGGTAGCCAACAGGAACTGCAGGCAGCCAACTTAGCCGCCCAGTTGAGCGGGAAAGCCACACCAAAATCACTTGAAGTACTCAGAAGAATAGAGAAATCCGCTCTCGACGGACTCCTCACGGAAGAAGATATTATTTTACTGGACACAATAGCGAGCAGACTCACTAATGACAAACCCGCTGGAAAAGATTGAGCTCGTCAGCGTTGCTCAATACATAAAAAGAGAAGAAGACGGAAAAGATGCCGAAACTTGGCGCGTAGTACTTAATTCCTCAGACGAAACTCCCGCCTACCTCAAGCTTACAACCAATCCCTACCATGCAACCGCAGAGCTGGTTGCCTCTCAAATCGGTCGCGCACTAGGTATGCCAATACCTAAGCCGTATATAGCAATGGTTTTTGAAGAAGACCTGCCAAACAATTCCGCATTTTTTGGCAGCGGCATTCGCTTCGCATTTGCCTCTGCACAATTTGGCATCGCTCCGATGAACTGCGCTAGAAAGTACAATGAAAACAACAGCGCTTTCACGCAAATTCTAGCCAACTGGGAAGGCCTAAATAAAGCCCGCTGCTTTGATGAGTACGTAGCTAACGAAGACCGCAACCTTGGCAATTTAATTTACAGCCCAGAGTCCAGAGAAATCGGCCTAATTGATCACGGTAGATGCCTAACCGGCAGCTATTGGCCAACATGGGGACTAGAGGATGCACATCGCGCAGTAAACAATAGCCTACTAATAAATCACGAGTCGTTAAACTTAAAAGACAAAAAACTATTGCTGGACACCTGCAATACACTAATGCGGAACTCAACTAAAATCGACCTACAAACACTAGACCAAGACGGCCATTTTGAACGCCTAGGCGGTGTTACTTCTAAGTCAGAAATAGTAAACTTTCTTACACAAAGAATTAACTTCACGGTCACACTGCTATGCCAGCGGATAGGTCTTCCAGAACTGAACATGACGACCCACTAGTCGCCAAGCTAATAAATGCTAGGCAAACTTCATTTCGCGGGCAGATTTACCCAATCTATTTGGAACCGCTAGTTGGCAGCGGCGAACGCTGGACTATATGCTTAGTGGTTGTTGGCGAAGATTCACAAAACACAGTCATCAACGCAATAAATAGCCAAACCGCAACCAAGTACCTAGGCACATTTGGGCAAGGCCTCTTTAATATCGCCGCAGAGACCGCCAGCAACCTTAAAGAATGGCTTAAAACAGAAAATATTTCAGACTGGATTCCACTTTTTAGCGGCACAGAAAAAGGAAGCGGCCGACCAGTAACCACTAAAAACATAGAAGCCGCGGCCCGCATAGCCGTCAAAACATATGCCGTATTTATGGCTAAAACAGTAAATGAAGCAACAGGTAAGGCACAGGATCCAACAGTAAAACCCAGCCAATGGGAGGCAAATGTAAAAGCCGAGACCTGTAAAAAATACGATAGGCTTGGCAATATGTTCGGGCAAAACATCACCATCAAACACCGCCACAGCGAATTTAGCTACCGCTTCGGTTTTTTTGGCGGCCATATTGCTGCCAATTTTGCGAACTTCAATACCCGCGACCTTACCTACGCTAAAAGCGCCGCAGAATCAGATCTTATGCATCTTGAGCAGCTACGCAGCCATAACGAAGATCAGCAACTCATACAGCACAACACATATGAGCTGATGATATACACGCCCATCGACCTTCAAGAACAACGCGCCAGCGCCGACGTCAAACGCATTGCAGCGAGCATAGAAGGCCTAATTGCCTTTGGAGACAAACACGAAATATCTGTTGTACATTTACACACACCACAGGAAGCGGCGCAGCGTATTATAAAACAGGAGCTGAGCGTAAGAGTAATAACCTAAGGCTTGAAGATTCCGAGCAGCACATCCATCTGATCGCTCACCAAGTCAGCAGAATCAGATTCCGTGCATTGATCAGCAATCCATTGCGCAATTTGCAACTCATTGTATAAACCAGCTGCGCAATCTTCCGCTACTATTAAACCCTCATAATAATCCGGCCTAAATCGATAACCGTTAATTCGCAAAAACACAACAGCTGCGGCCATTGCCGTTCGCTTATTGCCATTCATGAATACGTGATTTCGTGAGATTGAGTAGAATAAAACAGCAGCCAAGGTAGGAATATCAACACACTGTTTATAGTAACGATAATTCGCAGGAGAACCCTGCGAACTTTCAAGCTCATTTGGCTTCAGAACCCCAACATCTTCCTTGGGGGTAAAGCTAATAATCATAAGCTCATTAAGGTCTTTCAGATCATCTACCGACAACCAACGAATTTGGTCATCACAATACTCAATAGACACCTTTAAACTTTAGATAGCGCCAAAAATAGCTCACGATTTTCCACCGCAGCCTCAAACGCCGCAGCACGTATAATCTTCTTGTGCTCGCCGGTAGTAGGACGGCCGCGCATAACCTCACCAGCTTTGCGCTCTCTTAGAGCCAAGCGAGGTGTGCGATTGTTTTCTGCAGCAGCGTTCATAACGTCCTCAATCTGTTCTAACACATTAGTTAGCCAATGTTTTTACTGGCCCTCACTAATTTATACCACATAGCGCGGTATTTTTCTCAACTATCTAAACATTATGGCGGTAAATACTCACACAACCCTGACTATTTGCGCGCAGCCCAAAGCATCACTTGCCTTAAATTTTAAAGCAACGCTTGAACAAATTCGAAAGCCATGCTTTACTCCCCTCACGTAGCAACTACTACAAGCACAATTGAGAGGGCAAAATGACAAAAATCCTACCCGAACTGTTTTACGAATTTCACGGCCTTTGCTTCTGCAGCGCACCGTTTGAATCGTTATTGCTGCAACGTCTTCGCGCCACCAACAAACCGCCAGAAGATTTAACCCTTGGCGAAGTGCGCAACATAGTTCTAAGCGCCCAAGGCGACTACAACGACGCCGCCGAGTGCGAGCAAACCGACTGGCCACAGATTTGCCTTGCTGCAAAAGAGGCACTGGAGCAAGCAGCATGACCAGCCACGGCAACCTCAAATACAAATCTGGCATGGGCCTAGCCCCACGTGAAGGTGAGGCGCTTTTACTCGCCGCCCTAGGCTATAGCACCAAAGAAAGCGCACGGTTAATGAACGCCGCAGCCGCCACCATAAAGGGCTACCTAGACCGCGGCCGCGAAAAACTCAGCGCCCGCAACATAGCCCACGCAGTAAGCCTTGCGTGGGAGCACGGCCTAATTGTGAGCAAGCACATGTGCACCGTGATTTTAATTATTGCCGCGCTGAACTCTGCAGTGGATGGCGACATAGACCAACGCAACGTAGGCCGCCTGCAGCGCACCAGAAGCGGCCGCCGCAAAGACGATCAAGGCCTGCTACCCACAGACCTAGAAAGCACAGACAGCTTTAAGCCCATGAGCCTAAATCAGTGGAAAGCGCTCATCGCATCAGCAAGGAACGCAGCATGAACATAAACCAAGTGATCAGCGCCGCCCGCGAAGCCATTGCCGCCAAAGGCCTAGAGGTAAAAACCAGCTCGCGCTCAGACACAGAACTGCTACTAGGCGTGCGCAGCAAGCAGCATCACCGCGTATTTGGCCCAGCATCACCATTAACGTGCTGGACAGATGCCTACGAATACGCCACCGGCAAAAGCTGGGTATCGCTACTTACCCAATGGCGCAGAAACGCACCGGCACGGCCAGCGCACATTGCCGCCGACAATCGCGGCGAATTAAGACTCATTGCCGGCAACGCAGTATCGGTAGAACAGCAGCTAAAGCAGCTAGAAGCAAACGGCCAACTACTCAGCGCCGTGTATACCCGCCGTGGTCAGCGCCAAACCATCGTCCACGCAGAGGTCATTTAATGAACACCGACGCAACATTGGCAAAGCAGCAAGAGCTACTAAGCAAGCTCACTCACGCCAACACCAAACTAACCGGCTGGCACTTTAAGCAAGAAAAAGCACTGGCTAATTTGCGCCGCCGCATATCGCGCATAGTCGCCAGCGACCAAGAAAAAATCGCCATGCGCGAGCAAATAATCTCACTCAGCGAAAAAGTAGAAGAGCTTAGCGAAAGCGTCATGCAGCTAAGTGAAATGAACCACAACCTCACCAGCCTGCTGCATCAAACCGTTATGAACAGGCAGGCACAGCCAGAGGCCAAAGACAATGTTACGCACCTTAAAAGAAGCGTGTGAGCTACACGGCCTGCGCCACCGCGCAGTAAGCAACCGCCTTAAAAAGCTGGGCTACATCAAAACCAGCAAACACGGTAACGGGCTGGCGCCCGATTACAACGGCAAAGCCACGGCGGATCACTTTAGGCTGCGAGAACAGAATTTTTATATACCAGGGCCAAACGGTCGCATTAACAAAACACGCACCGTCGTCGCTGTAACAGACGCCGGCGAAGAACTGGTCTGCAAGCTATGCCCAGACCTAGCAAAACCACTTGAACAAGAGAGCCAAGCATCATGAGCACACCGTACAAAAACACCATCGTAGGCATGACGCAACGCTACTTGCCAGACTACGATCCGCGACTCATTGCCGCCCAAATCCAACAAGAAAGCGCCTTTAAAATAAACGCCAGATCCCCCGTAGGCGCCATGGGCCTAATGCAAATAATGCCCGCAACATGGCAAGAAGAAGCACAGCAACTAGGCCTACTAAACGCCAACCCAGACGAACCCACCGCCAACATACAAATTGGCTGCGCCTACATGGCCCAAATGCTCAACGGCTGGACAGCACCGCGCCCACAACAAGACCGCATCTGCCTAGCTCTAGCCAGCTACAACGCCGGCTTTGGCAACCTGCTCAAAGCCCAAAAACTGGCAGACAACGCCAACGACTACGCCAGCATCATCGGCGCACTACACCGCGCCACCGGCCACCACGCAACCGAAACCCGCCAATACGTGATCCGTATTTTAAAGTTTTATAACGACTTCGTTATCCACGGCTGGTAAGCCAAACACAACAATAACTAGAGGACTAAGCCGTGAAAATATTTCTATTTATGTACCTGATGCTGGGCCTATTTATAGCCGCATGCCTTATCGACAGCTACCAACAAACAAGCAAAAAGCAGCGCCCCGCCTCAGTCATTTGCTGCGCATTCGCCGTTGTGGTGGCGTCATGGCCTTACTGGGCATGGCGGCTGTTGAAATGAAACCCTTCGCCGTTTTTGAAGGCACCACCGACGACGACGGCAAGTTCGTCAAATTCTACGTGCAGGGCAAACGCCCCCACCGCTACCGCGTAGTGCTTTGGATCAAAACCAAAAACGGCAACAAATTAGTGGACACATTTTCAACAAAAACACCCTGTCTCTTTACCGATTTTACGGCCCAGATAATAAGGCCAGCGGTAGACGACTTAATCGCAGAAGCCGCAGAACACGGCGGCACAGAACGTTACGGCTTTAGCTGTTACAAGTGGGGATGAAATGAAACTGGTACCCGCCCGCACATGGATTAAAGAGACTTTCGAGTGCGGCGTAAGCACTGACAAAGTCCGCGCGTGGGTAGAAAGCGAGATTATCCCAGGCGTCATCATAGACGAAAAAACCTTCGTCGACGCCGACCGTGCCGCGATCCTGCTAGACACCTGCGTACATTTAAAGCCCCCAGAAAAACAACACCACACCAACGGCAACAGCACCGTTGCCAGCATCATGCAAGGAGCAATGACGCGGTAATCCGCAGCTCAAACTTAAATCAAAACGAGGATACAACAATGATTATTGCTGAAATCGGACATGCCAAATTTGCATTGGACAGCATCGAATCTGCTGAAACCCTGCTCCGCATATTTGGGAAGGCAACTCAAATATCTGAAATATATGTCGGAGAGCAACACGAAAGAGTTGCATACAAAGACCCCGCCTCTACCGCGATTGAAATATCAATTAGGGGCGAAAAAAAGCTGCTGGAATATAAAGAAGCAATGGATCTCAAGGCGGCGGAAAAGCAGAAAGCCACATAACCCTGAACACACGGGCAGGCAAAACGCGCAGCGGTTTGACTGTCCGACGGAGCGAAGCGGAGTGAAGTGCTGTGACTTGTTATGCCGATGATTGCATACACCCAGGCTGCGAATGCTTAGATTACTGCGAAGCCCGCGACCCCTGGTCAAAAACCCCAGCGAGGAGCAGGAAAATGACGTTTGAACAATGGTGGAATGAGCTGCAGGAACTTGCTGCTGCGCTGGGCGGGGCGGCAACGGACAGAGAGGCGTGGCGTGCCGATTATGATGCAGGGAAAACCCCCCGAAAGGCTTGGCGAGACGAATTTGAAGGTAGTGCTGGCCGATGA